ACTAATAATAATAATCAAGGTAGTGTGGGTGGTGGTGCTAAAGGTAAACCTGCTGATGTTTTCGATTCAACATTAAATGAGGCGTTAGCAACTTAATGGCACTTAAAGACCTTTTAGATAACGTAGAAAAAAATACCTCTGAAAAAGAAAAGGTATTAAAAAGTATTGGCCAAAACTTTATGGCTCTCTCTGGTATAGCCAGAGATTTGAATGTTGCAGGCCAAAATCTAGCAGTAATTATAGAAGGTAGAGGTGAAAGGGCAGCTAAAAAACAAGACGCTTTCTTTTTAAAAGAAGAAGAGAGAGAGAAGAAATTAGAGGTTGAATTAGGTAAAGACAAAGGTGTAACTCAAGTAACAAGTGGTAAAAAGAAGATGAGTTTCTTTGCGTTATTAAAAAATATGTTAAAACCTGGTAAGATATTTAAAATATTAGTTGGTGTTTTAGCTCTCGGTGTAATTGTAAAACTTGCGTTTGATAATTTTAAAGATGCCATTGTAGAAAAATTCAAAAATGTGGGTAATATGATTAAGGAAAAATTCATGGAATTTGTTAAAGTGATAAAAGAGTGGTTGTTAGAAACAGTTTCAGGTTTAAAAGACAAAGCTGTTGTGTTATATGAAAAACTAACAGAAAGTGTGGGTAATTTTTTTCAAGGTGTTGTTGAAAAAGTAACAAGCGTATTTTCAAAAATATCTAATAAATTTATGGAATTTATTTCACCTGTTTTAGATGTTTTTAAATCAGGTTACGAAAAATTTAAAAATGCCATAGATGCGATTAAAGAAAGTGTTAAATCGGCGGTTAAAATAGTATTAAAAGTTCCAGGTGCTAGAAAGTTCGTACCTATTTCTGTTTTAAAATTCGCTGGTATACCTTTAACAGAGAAAGAACAAAGAGCTGATATTCGCAAAAGATTGGAAGAAGAGGGCCGATTAATTAATCCTGCTGGTGATTTAGAATCAATAATGGAACAAGAAGGTGTTAGTGAGGAAAAAGCAGAAAAAATTTTGGATTTGCAAAGAGAAGCAAATAAAAGATTAATTGATATGGAGATGGAAAAAGAAAGAAAAGCCAGAAGAGGTCCACCTCCGAAAGGTATGAAATATTTGGATGAGGAAGCCAAAGATCAAACATCACCAACAACAAAACCAACACCCGTATCTGAAGATCCTGCTAAAGATAAACCGGTTACAAAAGTAACTGGTGAAGATGATATTAAAGCAATGATCATAGAGCATGAGGGTATTCGTTATGAACCATATAAAGACTCTTTAGGTTTATGGACCATTGGTGTTGGACATTTAATCGGTGATGGTAAATCTTTACCTGATAATATGAATAGAACTTTTAGTGAAAAAGAAGTTATGGATATGTTTGAAGAAGATTATGCCCATCATAAAAAAATAGCTTCAAGAACACCTGGTTATAATGAAGCCAATTATGCTGGTAAAGCGGCTATGATAGATTTAGGTTTCAACATGGGTCAATGGTGGCCAAAATGGCCAAACACATCTAAAGCTTTAAAAGAGGGTGATTTCACATCAGCTGCAAGAGGTCTTGAAGATAGTAAATGGTACAGGCAAGTTGGTAGAAGAGCGCCAAAAATAGTTGCATTGATTGAATCGGCAGCAACAAAAGGACCAAGTGGTGGTGATATTGCATCAGGCTCATCATCAATTGATGCAGGTCATAGTCAACAAAGAAAACCAAAAACACCGGTAATTGTAAATAATATATCAAATAATAACAGAAATCTTACAGTAGAAAATACTGTTTTTGGAAAAGATAAATCTAAAACAGATCCATCTCTTAGGTATACATAAAAAAAACCCTGCCGAAGCAGGGTTCAAAATGTTCATAATGTGAACAATTTAGTTATTCACTAAATCCTTAAAATGATTCAAATCATCTTCTTCTGCTATCTCAGCAGTATTAAAGCTTGATGCTTCATCATCTGTGATTGTATTTGTTTCTGCTTTAGTTTTTGGTAACTCTGTGCCATCAAGGCCTAAAACTTTATTCAATCTAGTTTTAAGCACATCATAAGACTTAAAGTTTCCAGGAGAAACAAACTCTTGTAATGAATATTCTTGGTCGAAAATCTTTTTCAACTTAGCTTCATCACCATCATACAAAGCCTCTGGACTTGCAAATTCAGACTTGTCGTAATTACGATAGCCTTCTACTTTGCGAATCTTGAGTTTGAAGTTAGCACCATCCCAAAAATCAAATGGGTTGATTGCTGTTTCATCTTGAAACTCAGGGTTCATTGCCTCTGAAAGTTTGTCAAAGATTTTCTTACCATACTTGTAAAGAAAGACCTTACCTTCATTCTCAGGGTTTGATGGATCAGAAACAACCAGAATATTTGATATGTGAGAAAGCTTACGCTTCTGTTTTCTGGCGATCTCTTTATTTGCTTCAACACCAGAATTCCATAGAACTGAATTATACTCACTTACTGGATCTTTTTGATTCAAAGTAGTAAGGGAGTTTTCTATGTACCAACCACCAGGTCCTTGAAAACCATGTGAGAACAACCTTACCCAAGGTAAAGAGTCATCACCATCAAGTGGAGGTGCAGGTAAAAAACGAATAACTGCCATACCATTACCAGATTTATCTACTGATGGTTGCCAGAATCTTGTATCATCTCTTGACCCAGCCTCTGCTGGTTGTGCTGAAGATTGTATCGCTTTATTTAGCTTAGCTAAAGAGTTGCGATCTCTCTTGAGGTTTGCGAAACTGCTCATAATGTTCCTTTCGTATTAACGGTGTATTAACGGAGTATAAACGACTTGTCCACTTACATATCATAATATAATTTATTTTAGTTGTCAACTAAAATTCGGTTTCTTGCCTTGAAGAAAATGTAACTGGTGATGTAAAATTCACCTCTTCAAATGCAAATGTTCTATGCCCTCTCATAGCAGTATGAAATTCTCCTGCACGATTTGGGTGAAAAGTTCCAACACTTTCTTTCTTGCCTTTACCTGGATAACCACCTTCTTTGGTACCATGTAAATGTGCATCATTAGAATCATGAGCTTTATGTAATACAGAGTCTTGTCCGTATTTTTCACCATGCTTCTTGAGAAAGCCTTTTAATGCACCACCATCTTTACCTTTTTTACCAACAACTAGGTAAGAATGTTCATCAACTGGTCTTGCCTGTGGTGTGCCATGATTTTCAATATAACGACCCTTTACTCGTATGAAGCCATGACCAGCTTTACGAATATCTTTCTCTAATGATTTATTTCTAGATTTATTTTCAGAAGCAGTAAACTCACCACGATGGGCAGTTATCATACCTATATTTCTGCCTTGCGTATGAGCGTGTACTCTACTTAAACTAGATTCGTTATATAATGTCTTAAACTTTTTCATGTTCTTTATTTATAATTTCTTTATTTATAATCTCTTTTAAAATCAGTTTATATTGTACATCATTATATTTTAAAAATGGGGCATACTTATTAATTTTTCGGCAATATTCAGGCCATCTAATTGTATCAGTTATTTTTTGATTCCAAGTTTTAAAGAATTTAAGAAGAGAATTTAAAATACATATGGTTTCAATCTCGACCTCCTTTTGTAATGCCTTTTTTAATAGTATTGGGTAGTCACCTGATGTTTTTAATACATCATTCGGATTTTCTGCACCCTCAAATAAATTTAAACAATCATTTTTAAAAGTGTAGGATAGAGATTGAATAACCTTTTGTCTTTTTAGATATACTTTGTTTGATTTTTCTTCTAGTAGTTCACCAATCCATAAATTCTCGTTTTCCAATAAATTAGAAACCATGAATGAAATTAGTTCTTCTCTTTTTATATATCTCCTTGAGATTTTGTAAAAGAACCATTTGTCTTTTCTGTTTTCAAAAGCATTAACAGATATTCTAGACTTACCACCATACTTAAAGAAGTCAAAACTATCTTTTGTAAAATGCAATTTTAAAGAATTGTAAAGAGCAAATGTTTCATATCCGGTCATATTGGTAACTTAGAGTCCTTTGTTTTAAGTAAATTCAAATCACTCGCTTGTAATTCTATCTTAGATTTTAAATTAGCATTTACAAGAGAAGCTGCGACTTCTATTTCTAGTTCAGTTTCTTTACAGTATTCTACAATTGCTTCTAGATAAGTGTAGTCTGTATTTGCCACTTTACCTTCTATAGCCACAGCAAATTTTCTCATTTCATCTTTTGTGGCCATTTGTTACGCACCGCCATAATAAGCGGATCTGTAATCAGAAGCTGAAAAATATTCAGGATCCTCATCTTTACTATCACTATCAACTCTTAAAGTAGCTTGAGCAGGTCTATCTAGTCTATCATATAATCCAGAGTCAGCTGGTCTTTCTTTTGGAAAAGGCCAAGTGGTTTTTAAATCCTCTTCATCAGTTAGCCTAGAGTTATCGAGTTCACGATATTTTACCTCTTGATCAACGACTTTTTCCCATGTTGTTTTAGTATCAGTAGATGTACCATATTGACCGTTTAGTTGTCCCCCACCATCAGCATACATGAGTGTTTGTCCATCAAATTCAAAATTTAATTGATCTTCGTCATCAGCTTCAGCTGTAAATTTTTCTCTCACAATCAATGATCTAAAATCTGTTATGAGATTATCAACCTCCTCTAAATTATTAACATCAGATGAAATTTCAATTGATTTAGAGTTTTCGTCATTTGTAAATTCAAGTCTTAAAGTTGCCACTTTTTTTCTCCTATGCAAAAAATAATGTGTAAAATCCAAGTGCTAGAATTACTGCACCTATTCCTTTTAATATAAAAGCTGTAAACTTTGAAAAAGCCCACAACACGATTACAATCAGCATGACGAATACAACATCAGATGTATCACCTGTATTCATAACTTCATCTGTTTGTGTTTTTAAATTTTCAACTGTTTCAGTAATAAACGGCATTTCATACCTCACTTTTTCATAATATAATTCATTGTAACTGCTGAATTATGAATTGTCAATACTCTTAGACCAATATTTGTCGATATATTGCCAAAGAGATTGCATATAATCTTTTTTTTCTTTTACAAAAAATTGTGGCTGTTCATCATGAACAGCTATTAAAACCACAAGTTTATTTACCGGCTTATTGGTTAATTCTGTAAACATTTCAGCGTAAGCGGCACATTGCATAAAATAATTTGTGATCCACTCTTCTTTTTTTGGTTTACTGGACGTTTTAAAATCTATAACAGATAATTCATCTTGCCAATCGGCTATACAATCCACTCGCCCTGCTAACTTCATTACATTAGAATATAAAGCTTGTTCAGTTGCATAAACATCACCAATGTTTGTATCCATTATTGGTTTTATACTACTAAACATTTGTTTTACATCAGGCATCAAACTTTGTTCTTTTAACTCTGTAAGTTTATTTAAAAGATAATTTTCACATAAAGAATGTACTCTTGTGCCACGATTAGCAGCCACTCTTGAGATTTTATTTGCCTCT